GTAGTGCTGTTTGCAAGCCTTGCATACCAAGACCCGCGCCGTACTGACGGGACTGCTCGGACATTTGTTGCGCTTGTTGCTGCCTAGCTTGGTCAGTGTTGAACTGTTGTTGGGCTTGTCCGTAAGCATTTTGTAAACCGGTGGCTTGGATAGACCCTTTCTGCGACGCAAGGTTTCTTGCGGCTTCTGCGTCCATGATGGCTTGGCGAGAACCACCAAAAGCACCTGCCCCAACAGCTTGGGCGTTACGTCCTGTTGTTGCAATATCGGCTTGGCGCTGGGCATCTTGTTGTTGCAAGTCCACAACGGACTGCATGTAGGGGTTCATGTACGCTTGGGCAGCTTGCTGGTTGAACTGCTGAGACTGCACATCTTGCGGAGCGTTTTGAAATTGATAATTCTGCAAGTCAGGTGCTCGCGCCTCACCCATAGAAAACTGACCGGGCTGATATTGACCGGGGGCTTGGAACTGATTACCAAACTGACCTGCTTGATACGTAGTGTCTAAACCTGCCATCCCCGCCTGTCTTGCCATATTTGCAGCTTGCCCAGTCTCTGCGGTAACGCCCATATTTCCCGCAGCAGTCCGCGCATCGGTTTGCAGTTTTGATGGCCCGGCAAAATACTTGCTGGGGTCGTTGCTAAAAGGCGTGTACGGCGTTATTCTTTCTTTGCCGGTAACAGGATCTGTGCTAAAAATTTCCTCTTGCGCAGACCCCAACATTTTTTCAACATACGGCTGCGCATACTCAGGAATGTTTGAAGTCTGTGAGTATGTTGTGTTCGGCCCACCGCCACCGCCACCGCCTCCAAGGTACATGGTAAAGTTTTGGCCAGTCAACCAACTAAACAAATGCTTAGTGATATTCATATCTTCATCCTCATTACGTGATGGGTTTGTTCCATACCCATCTTTTCATACATGGGAACCAATTCATTTCGGCACCAACACTGGGCTACCGTAGCCCCGTTAGCTTTCATCCAAGCAACCAACTCTGCTAATACGTGGGGCTTGACTACGCTTTTACCGCCCAATAAAGCCCCATGCCCCACACGATAGCGTGGGTAGTCAATAAACTCAACCGCTGCCGCGCCGGTAATACCTTCATCCGGCTCGTCCCACACAAGCAAAAACATTTTTCCCGTACGCATTGCGTACTCCACCTGCTCAATGGTTATAAAGTCCGGTTCGATATCAATACTCTTTTGTAAGAGTGGCGCAGCTTTATCCCATACTGTGGGCAGTTGATGAGGGGGTATGTGGTACAGCGGCATATTTAAGCTAGGTACTTTTCAGGGTTGATCTGCTTGCCTTGCTTCTTTGTGCCAGTGCGAGCTTTGCGGATTCTGTCCATCATCTTGTACAACTGTTTAGCGCCTGCTTCAGATGAGCCATTACCAAGGTGGGAAACCACATCGGCAGGAATCACAAACTCTTCATTGGCCAAGCGTGCGGGTTGTTTGCCAGCAATTGTTGCAGGAATGTCGTCAGACATACCGTCTCCGGGGCCTTTGAGTAAGCGACCACCACGAGCGTAATCAGAATAGTCGCCCAAATCCGCAATGCCGCCAACAGCATACCGAGGTTGATAAGGAGTAGGTTGGACGGGGTTGTAGGCTTGATATGTGTTGCGATTAAACGTAGATTTGTACTTTTCTTCTTCTTTAGGTTTGGGCTTGTTCAGCATCTCGTACCCAGTCGCACCCATCATGCCTGTCAGAAGCTTGTTTGGCAACGACATGTTCATAAACTCCTCAACCATTCCGGGCTTTGCGGCAGGTTGTGCCCCTGATCCTGTTAAGTTGTAAGTTGCGGTTTGATTCAAAGGTGTCTTTATGCCCTGTGTTTCCATCCCGTAATTAAGCATTCTGTCCTGTGGTAGGGAGTTTACAGAAGTTGGTGCAGGCGATGGTACTGATCCTTGCATTATTTGTAGTTCTGCTGGCGTGTAGGACGTAGCGTTACTTCCTGACCCAATCTGCACGGCGTTTCCTTGATACCCTGTTCCGGGGCCTCCAAGGGAGGGAAGCGTAGGGGCTGGAGGGGGCGGAGGGGCAACAGGTGGCGCAACAGCGGGGCCAGCAAAGGATTGATTTAAAAATTCCTGCCCCGTCATGCTAGGGGTGTTTGCTTGTGCGTTTTGGAAGGCTTGTAAAACTTGTTCCTCTACTGTAGGTACTTGCCCCGTAACAGGTACTTGCCCCGTAACAGGTACTTGACCCAAGTTCAGCGTTTCAATCCCTGTGGGTACTTGACCCGTAACAGGTGCTTGCGCCATGTTCAACGCTTCAATTCCTGCGGATGGCGTGCCTGTAACTTCTTGTGCCAGTGTTTGAATGCCGCTGGTGGTGGCTTGTTGTGTGGCAGCTTGTGTTGCCGCTTGTGCGGCGGCTTGTGTGGCAGCTTCAGCGGCGGCTACTTGTGCAGCTTGTGCGGCGGCTACTTGTGCGGCGTGAACCGCTGCGGCTTCGGCAGCAGCAATAGCGGCAGCTTCGGCGGCGGCAATCTCGGCGGCGGTTAGGGCAAACGCTGGCATAAATTACTCCTTGAATTGGGGCGACTCTAAGCCAGTCCCACGCAGATTATGTAAACAACAAAGCACCACATCGTCTGTCAATGCTTTGAAAATGTGTTTTTTGCCAGCCGGAATCGTAAGCACCGCAGGGGCAGTGAATTGTCCAATATTTTGCCCGTCTTGCCAAGCCTCGATAGTACCCCGAGAAATGAGGGTAGCGTGGTCGTGTTCATGTACGTGCTGGGATAAACCGCAGCCTGCCTTCTCGATGGTGTACGACCTAATCCAGATGTCATCAACTTCGTCAAATTGAACGTATTCAGTGGGGGTGGTGGTTGTGTGGGTCATACTTTGATCTTTAGAACATTGGCGGCAGTGGTGTCGTAGTAGATGTCGCCCTTGCGGAGATTGGCAAGATCTGCTTGGGTTGGCAGGCTAACTTGGGTTGCGCCGGGAGTTGTTAAGTCAGGTTGGGCGCAGGTTAATGCAGTTACCACCGAGGTAGTCCCAACGCCTTGAGAAGAAAACACAGCGGGAGAGGCGTTGTCCAGTTGGCTAAAGTACAAGCGCAACACGTTGATAAGCTGCTCCATATACTGGCGGTCATACTGATCGGGCGCTGCTGGTAAACGCGGTTGGGTTGCGGTTTTTAATCCCATGCTTATCTCCTACCGTCAGGACGAATATCTATACGCGGTACACCCAACTGCCACTGGACACCAATCTCATCTGAGCTTACCTTAAACGCCATCTGACGACCACGAATCCTGACATACACCTGCTGGGTAAACTGCTGTATTTCATAGGTTCTTTGGTTCTGGTAGTTCTGCGCACTGACAACATCTGGGTTGTTTGAGTCACCATATGGCGCACCGGGGTTGGCGCGGGGGAGTACCGTAAACATGGCAGTTGGCCCGTTTACATTTGATCCGTCAAAGGTCAGGTCAGGGATTAACCGCCAAACAAAGCCAAAGTTGTGTCCGTCCCCAATGTCAAAGTCAGATGAGGTTACCTGCGCCACAATAGGATTTGATGGGTTGACTGTGCCGTCGTCCACCCCATTTTCATGGTACACGAGTAATGCGTTTGTAGTGCCGCCAGCCACGCCATAGGTTGCCGCCATAGGATAAGCGCGTAATGCGCTGTCCAGCCATGCAGTGCGCCCTTGAAATGCCGTGCCGGTGTAGTTAACCCAGTCGCCGTAGTACCAAACATTATCCAAGTGGTTGTATATAACGTAACGATCAATTACATCGGAGTCGGCAGAACAATACTGCCACCACACCTCGTTGTAACCCTCGTTGGTTCCCGCCATAAACTGAAAGGATTGGGTTAAATTTATGTCGTTGTAGACATACTGACGCAAAGTGCATGGCAGAGTTTGAACGCGACCAGAGTACATGTAGAACTTATCCGTGCCCATCCAGTACGTGATATTGTTAGCGGTTGCTATTGCATTTGGCCCAGCAATGGATATGTTGTTACCCAGAATCTGAAAGCTCCAAACATAAGGTGGGCCAAGGTACTGCATAGAATAAATGGCAGAATCCGTCAATACTAAAATCTCTTGGCGGGTCTGTATGGCTGTAATAATTTGCGAGCCATCACTTAAACGGAAGCTACCTGCTTGGTTTGTAATAGCCGGAAACCATGTGGCAAAGCTCTCTTGGTCAGACCAGCGGATAAGCAACGGGTCTTGAACCACACTGCCGTAATCATTAACGCCGAACGCAAGGACAAACCTTGAGGAATCTGACACCATTACAAAGTTGGCAACTGTTGGGCATGAAGAATCTGTAGTTACAGTTCCTGATTTTGTAACGATTGACGCGCTAGGGCCGAGAAGCTGCGCACGATTAAATGTGTTTGCTGACGCAGAGTTTGCCCAGTAGTACAGCGCACCACCACGGGCATTAAAAATCAAGTCCTCGCCAAAGGTTGACTGGCTCCATGTGCGAAGCTGTTGTCCAACACCTTGACCGGCAGGAGCCGAAGCACCCCAACCAGTAAATGTGGTGGATTGAACAACTGCTGTACCGTTTGTATGTGTAGTAGCCGCGCCTGAACCCGTACCACTGACTCCGCGAGTGCAGCCTGTAAATGTTGTGCCTGTTGTGCCAGTGTAGGTAATTGTCTCTTGGTCAATCAACAGAGTGCCAGTTGGCGTAGAAAACCCAGTTGTTGAGGTCACTGTGACGGTAGTGTTAGCTGCTGAAAGCGTACCGCCGGAAACCGCAGTGGTGGCTGTACCCACAATAAGACCACCCCAAGTACCAGCGCCCCAGCCTACGTTCTGGGTATATACGGGATTACCTGTTGTGATTTGATAAGCGGCAATAACTGACCCACCGCCATTACCAGAGTCGCTTGCATTAGCTGCTACTGAAGATGTGATGGTGTACTGGTTAGAGCTTAGATAGGTAATCTGAAACTCGGCATTGAGTATGGCGGCTGTAATAACACCGCCCAAAGAAACTGCGCCGCTAAAAGTTACAAAGTCGCCAGTTTGCGCACCGTGTCCTGCATCGGTAACTGTAATTGTTGTTGACCCAGTAGAAGCGGCAAAGGTGGCCTCACCTGCGGTAGTTGTATTGCGCAGCGGGGTTACATCATAGTAAAAGCCATTTACACCGTTTTGAATATAGTATTTGAGGTTTGTTCCCAGCGCCAACAAGTTGTAACCTGTTAAGTTGAGCCAATTCCATAACGCACGACAGACACCCCAAAGCGTACCTGTGGTCGGCTGTAACGTAGAAAGGTTTGTTCCTGTGTCTTTAGCCCAGCCGCCAACCTTCTCAGGCATACCTGAGCGAAACCGAATCTTGTTGGATGCGTAATACCCGCCCTCATTGGCGTAAGAGGTGCTTTCTCTGTTTACACCGGGGCGAAGCTGGAGTTTCTGTAAGGGCATCTTTAACCTACGTTGCGCTCAAAATGAGGGCAATCTACCAATGACTTGAAGTTGCCGCCCCATCGGTTCTTTGGATGCAGAGTCTCCCAATACGCGCCCAGCGGCGCAAGGATGCCTTTGTCCCAGATGATCTTTCCGTCCTTGAAGAAATTCAAGTCTATGGCGCAGCGCTTTAGATGGATGGAATTCATAGTCTTGGAACGCCCCGTCTTAAAATAAATGGCTTGCTGTTCGGGGGTACGGGCAAGTTCCCCGCCGGTCACCACGAATCCTTGGTCTGTAGCGTACTGGATTAGCTTACACATGTCCAGCAAAAACGCAGCTTGTTCAGTGCTTAAGCTCATTTTTCCTCCGTTTCGCCGTGCGACAGTTTCACGCCAGCCAATAAGCCAATAAATCCGCCAACAATGGTTTGGAACGCTGGACTAATTAGTTTAAATATTTCTGCGTTATCAACCAATGGATCAAACAAACCAGCCATCAGTACGGCTACCATGCCAATAATGACAACGCATAGAGTAAAGCTGACCATCAAGGTCACAAAAAAGGTTAGCTTGGCTTTCATTTTCTGCCTTTCATTTCGGCTAATTTCTCAATGGTTCTGCCGCCAAAGTATGCGCCCATTATCAACATGCCCCACTGCCCAAGCAAGGACACATAAGACTCATTGGCGTTATAGCCAAAGGCAGACATCATGGCAAACAGGAAATACCCAGAAAAGATGGCAATCAGGCTCATGGGGCGAATGTTCTTGGACAACCAAGAATCACTGTTCATATCCGATTTCCAACGGTCTGTTACGTTGTCATCTTCGTTCTTGGCGGCATCGGCAAACATCTGCAATTCAGCCAATTCCATCTTGGCTTTCTCAATACCCAACTCAAGTAGGCGCTCTTCGTGTTCATACTGAAGCTGGCGCAGATTGCTGACATCTTCTGCGGTTGGGTTGTCAGGAATTTTTACGCCAAGCGTTTTCTCAACTACCTCTTTGCCTTTGGCTTGGATGGCACTGGAAAGCAGCCCAAGGCCGTTTTCGGCTAGGCTACCGAGGAGGGATGCGACTATTGGAATCATTTCGTTTTTCCTTTTCAACTTCTCTGCGTAATTTTTCCATCTTTTCAATTTGCGTTTGGGCTTCCTTTTTGGTTTGCAGCACATCCATGTACAACATTCCAAGTAGAGGCAACAACACGACTACAAGCAAACAAGCAGCAATCCAACCCATCACTAACTCCCAGTCCTGTTTAAGAGGGCTAACAGTAGCCACAGGTATAGGAGGAAAAGAAAAGTCGCCAGCAGGTACGCCTGCCTTTC